CACCTTCCCATGCCGAACGAGTCGACATAGAGGTTGCCGACCGTCTCGCGACCGCGCAGATTGTTCGCGATGTTGAGAGACAGCGAGCGCACCTTCGCGCTCGCGCCGGCGACAGTGAGCGAGGCGACATTGACGGCGGTCTCGACGGGCGTCGTCGTCGCCGCAGTGTAGGTCGCGCCGGAAATGATCGCCGTGGCGAGCGTCTGCTGCTGACCCTTGATATTGATGGACCCGGTGATCGCCTTGCGAGAGGCGAAGTTGAGAGCCATCGTATCGATCATGCACCCGTCGAAGCGATGATAGGCATACGAGCCGCCGAGATCGATCGTCTCTTCGAAAGTGAAGCTCGGCTCGGTCACGCCGTTGACGAGAACATTCGTCGCCCAGGTTCCGCGAAGAGCGCCGGCGAGAATGTCGTCGAGCGTGTCGGCGGAGAACTCGAAATCATAGCTCCCTTCGACATCCTGCCCGACCATGTATTCGTCGCGCACATTGCGGTTGAGCGTGATCTGATCGGACTGGACGGTCGTCTTCTTGGTGCGGAGATTGCCGGTCGTGCGGCGGAACTCCTTGAAGGTCGGCGTGGCCGGCGTCGTGCCAAACACGGTTTCAGCGATATAAGCGACGCGCGAGCGCGACGTGGAAGCAATGGCCATGGCGTTCTGTCCTTCTCAGGCAATGAAGTCGAATTGATAGGGAACGGCGACGGAAAGCAGCATGTAGGCGCCGTCGTCGGACTCACTGTTGATCGCGGGCGGCGTCGCCTCCCACGTCGTCACGCCGTCGAAGACGACGCCTCTGAACACGGACCGGATTTCATCGATCCATTCGAGCCATGGGCTCATTCCAGACCCGAGCGGCACGGACAGGACGACGCGGAAAGCCCCATCCTCCCGATAAAGCCGTGTTCCCGGCTCGCCGAGAGTAATCTGCTTCTCATCCGCGACAGGGAACATGAGAGACGCGAATGCGCCTGCATCGTTCGGCATCTGCGCAGGCGCATTCGGCCCGTAAACCGGGGCGCGCGTCCATGCGGCGGCGAGACGCCCGGCCACCGCGTCCATTACCGCTTTGCTGGCCATGCCGCGCCCTACCTGAAACTGACGATGATTGCTGGTTGGCGACGGTCACGGGCGGCCTGACCGCGCTTCGCCCGATTTTTCGCCCGAGCCCATTTCTCAAGGCGCGTGTCCCCGCCAAGCGGCGAGCGATAGGAGAACCTGATATTCGCGATGTTCCCGAAACGGCGGCGCGCCAGCGCGGAAACAGCTTCGAACACGCCATCCTTCGCCATGCGGGATTGCCCGCGTTCGATCTTGCGCGCGTATGGCACGGTCGCGACGAAGACAACCTCCCGAGCCCCCGGCGGAATAGCCGGAGGCCCGGAAACTTCCGCCCCATCGACATAAACGGCAATCGACTCCTTGAACGCCCCCGTCAGAACCGGAGCGGTCCGGCGCAATTCATCGAAAATCCACTGAATGACATCGGAACCCAGATCGAAGATGGCGACGATCGCGCCATTCGGCTTGACGCTCGAAAGCGGCACGCCGCGCGCTCCATCAACGATCGTCTCATATGGCGTCGCGCGGCCAAGAACGGCCTCGTTCGACGCCTCCGCCTCTGCAATCACGCCCGCCGCGAACTCCACCAGCGCGGCGCTTTGCTCTTCTGGCGACATGCCGACGGCGAAGCGCAGAAGCACATCCCTTTCGAGCGGTTGAAACCGCGTCGTGATTTTCGTCACGCGCCGCTCAATTGGAGCTTTACGGCGATCGTCTCGCCGGCAATTCGCGCCGTCGCATCATCGGCCGATTTGATTACGAGCGTCTTGCCATTCCAGATCAATCGATCGCGGTTCGGCATGATTTGCGGAAAACCGGACGCGGCAAGATCGGCCGCGAGAATGATCGCCTGACGGTCGCCCTGCACAATGGCGCCGACGAGATCGGACGGCTTGTATCCCATGACGCGCGCGCGAATGGTGGCCGTGATCGGCGGAACGCCGGGGCGCTGCAACGTCACGGCCTCGCCATGAGCCGCGATGGCCCGTCGATATGCAGAACGGGCTGCTTCAGGGGTCATCAGAGGGCAACCTGTCGGAATGGCAGAGCCAATGCCTCGACATCGGACGGGAGCCCGCTCGGCGTCTCCCCAGATGAAGTGGTGACGGCATAGTCCATGCGCCCGACGCCTTCGACCGTCTCACCCTTCAAGAGCGGGTCGCGGGCAGTCGACGCGCGATAGTGATTGACCAACAGGATACACGCGCGCTTGAGGGCGGCCGGCGTGCCGGTCGGGAGGCTATACCCGGCAGAATATGTGATCTCGACCGACGCCCGCGCCGGCCATTTCATCTGGTTCCCGATTTCGTCCAGAAGCCAAAGCAAGCCTGCGGACGGGTCAACCTCAAGACGACCTGCCTCGACCGCGACGCCGTTGATGGACGCGCCAAAGCCCGTCAGCTCGACAGGCCTCCGGCGGAGAACGATTGGTTGATGGCCGATAGCATCGCCATCTTCCGTCCGCACGCTCTGCTTGACGCCTTCATGCGCGAAGACGCGCTTACAGAATCGCGCGAGAGCGTCGCTCGCCTGCGTAATGAAAATCTGGATCAGCGCGTCGTCGTCAGACCCATCTACCCCAAGAACGGCCTTGGTCTCCGCGAGCGAGACAAGATCGGCGGAGGTCGCCGGGGTCACGACGGAAAGGCGCGAGATCATGATTACGCGCCCGCCGGCTCAACAGGGGCGTCGAAGGAAGCCTTCTTTCCCCGTCCTCCGGGGAGCTTGACATAGCCGCCCGCGATAAGGCCTTCCACAGCGTCAGCAGGAACCTTCCCGGACGCATCCTTGGCGATCTCGCGCGATGAAATTCCGTCGTCGCTCACCATGAACGTCTTGAGGGCGACGATATCGACCTGATCAGCCATCTTTCACCTTCCATCTTGAGTGCGCGGGCCAGTGAGCCCGGCCCGCGCGTTGTCATTTCCCTGCGTCAGGACGCAGCGATCTTCAGCTTGCGGATCGCCTCGGGCAGAACCGTCTTGCCGCCGAGACGCCGGCGGAAGATGAAGCGGACGTTGCCGCTCGTGGCCTGCGTATAGGGATCGCGCAGCATTTCCATCGAAATGCGGTCGACCATGGTGTAGCCGCGGCGGAAGTCGCCGAAGGCGACCGGGAACGCGTTCGCGGCGACGTTCGGCATGTCGGGGAGTTCGACATACGGCGCGCCGTTGATCGTGTTCGGCGTGCCGCTGGCGAGACCGGGGACCCAGAGATACTGACCGGTCGTGTCCTTCAGGCGCCGAACCGCGCCGAGCGTGGTGCGGTTCATGACCCACGTCGCATTGCGCGAATAGGCCGTCTTGATGCCATAGAACAGCGACAGAAGGCCGTCAGCGGTCGCGAGCGCCGCATCGCCGGACACGGTGAACCCGACGCTGGCGTTCGTCATGAACCCCTCGGGCTTGCCAGTGCCGTTGCCGGACACAACAGCCGCCCCTTCGGCCACGGCGAACTGTTCCTCGGCTTCCATGCGGATTTCCGCTTCCATGTCGAAGGCGGAGTCTTCGAGCATCTGATTGGAGATATCGATCAGCGCATAGAGTTCAGGGAGCGCGAGTTCGTCGAGCCCATAGGCAAGGCCGGTCGTTTCGGAGCGGGTTCCCTGCTCCGCCACCCATTGCGCGGCGAACTGGCCGGTGCGCTTGGGGAGTTGGATCGTCTTGCTCGCCGTCTGGCGAACGCGGACGATCGAGCGGACGGGGCTCAGCTCGGTCACGCCCTTGGTGATCTCGCGAACGAAATCGAGCGGGGCGAGGTAGCCGCCGGAAGCGTCGGTCGTGACATTGAGCGACTTGTACTCGGCATTCACCGACGCGATGGCCTTCTGCTCGTCCGGGGTGAGGTTGACCTCGCCCTTGGTCGAGGCGCCGAAGACGGCGCGCGCCCAGGCGTTCGTGCGCTGCTTCTGCTCGGCGGCGGCGGAACGGCCCGGGGCGCCGATACGACCGGCGGCGGCATCGACCTTCGCGATGATGGAGTCGAACTCGGCGGCCTTTTCCTCGGCGGCCTTGGCCTTCTGCGCGGCGAGCGTCGCCGTCTGATTGATCTCCTCGAGCCGGTCAAAGCCCTTCTCGATCTTGGCGAGCTTGTCGGTCAGCAGCGGGTCGGCGGCGCCGCGCTTCTCGATCTCGCGAAGCCGGGCGTCGTTGGCGCTCTTGAACTCCTCGAACGCCGTCAGGGCGTCGGAGATAACCTTGTTCTCTTCGGACATGGTGATTTTCCTTGGGATTATGTGTTCAGGGCGGCGATGCGCCTCTTGAGCGTCGCCAGTTCTTCGGCCCGCACAGCATCCCGCTGGGTAACGGCCTTCATCCGCGACATGAACGTCGCGGCCTCTTTACGAGAGCAGCCGAATGCATCCCGCACCGCGCGCTCTGCGTCAGAAATTGACGCCCCATCAAGCGCGTCAAGAAGCGCGCTCATGGGGGATATGGCGCTTTTCACGCCGTCGATCTGGGCCGGCTCGCAAGCCTGGAAAGTCACGAGAGACACTTCCCAAAGGTCGACTGTTTTGAGGGTCCGCGTTCCGGCGGCCTCGTCGAAGG